GTTCGTGGCATGTTGGTCTGGGGTCGTAAGGTTCTCCGTCCAGAAGCTCTGGTACATTCAGTATACTCTACTGATATTGACTAATCGTTAGTCTAGCCTCCCCTTCGGGGGAGGTATTTCCTTAAAACGTCCACAATAACCTTCTATAATACTCCCAATTTACATGAGGTGTAAGTAGTGTCCACAACCTATCTAGAAGTAGTTAATGAGGTTCTTAGTGAACTTAATGAAGTGCTGCTTACTGCTTCCACCTTCTCTAATGCCAGAAACATACAGCGTCATGTTAAAGAAGCTGTAAATCGTGCATACTTCGACATTAATAACCCAGAACACAAGTGGCCTTGGTTAGCTTCAGCGGTATCTATAGGTGACTTTTATGGTAACCAATCCATAGAGACAGTCAATGGAACTCGTTGGTATTTATTCAACCCAAGTGCTGTAGATATAAATGATGACTATGGTCATATTGATTGGGAACACGTTGAGATTACTACAGCAGGTGTAGTAGGTGAAACTGCTCCATATCAACATGAAGTCCTTAACTACATAGAATTAGACGAGTGGAAAGATCACTTCGCTAACTCAGAAGATCGTGATGAAAGTAACACTTCCATTGGTGGTATGCCAAGACGTATCTTCAAGAATCCAGATGGTCGTAGATTTGGCCTATCCCCTATACCAGATAAGGTATACAAGATTTACTTCTTTGCATGGGATCGTCCAGAGAAGCTGAACCTTCATTCAGACACATTCAACCTCCCTGATCAGTTTATTCATGTTCTGATTGCTAGAGCACGTTACTATGCTTGGCAGAGAAAGGAACAGCCAGATGATGCAAACTTGGCATTACAGGAATACAAGGCTTCAATCCGGGGTATGCGTCAACAAACTATAGATGCAACACCAGATGCAATGAATGACACGAGAATCAGGTTTGTCTAAGAATGGGTCAGCAAACTGCACAAGTTATAAACCTAGACGGTGGCCTTGACTTAACCTCAACCCACTATATGCTTCAGCAGGCTCCGGGTACTGCAAGTATTCTGGTAAACTACGAGCCTTCAATTGAAGGTGGATACAGACGTATCAATGGTTATCAAAAGTTTGGAAGCGGTCTGGTAACTGGAAGTCCAAATACTATTCTTGCCACTTACCCTTATGCAGATGGCGTAGTAGCCGTAGCAGGTAGTGGTATATACTTCTCCACAAATGGAGACGCTTGGCTTCAGGTAAATAGAGATACCTATACAGCGGGTACTGGAACTGTGGAGGTAGCACTAAGTGGTACATATATCCAAGTTAATGGTACTGGTACTGCCTTTACTACTGAATATGAAGTCGGTGGGCATATCAGAATCGCAGGCAATATCAGAAAGATTGCAGCTATCGTTAGTGATACCGATATGGTATTGGACTCCGAAATATCTGGTGGCGTATCAGCAGGAGCAACAGCCTACTATAACGGAACACTTACCTTATCAGGTTCAGTTATCTCAAGGAATACCCAAGGATTCTCAGAGATTGCTTGGCTAGAGGAAGATGGCGAGTACGGAAGCCTAAGTATTGTAGATCGTAATGGTAATGCTAATATCGGATACTTCAAGATTACGGGATCTGGGGCATCTAGAAAATACTACTATGACGATCTTGACGAAGACTTTGCAGCTCCATTGGCTCCAAGACATGCAGCGATACTGTCACGCAGACTTATAGTTGCCAATCGTGATAGTGAGAAGTCAACAGTATTCTGGAGTGACAGGTTTGACAATCAGAGATTCGATGGTGCTAGTGCAGGTAGTGTAACGCTTGTAGAGCCTATTATTGAGATAAAGCCATTTAAAGATAGGTTGATTATATTCTGCCGTAACTCAATACATCAGCTAGTAAACATCGATACTCCAGAAGCTACACAGGTTCTTGAGATTACCAGTAATACAGGTGCTGCAGTAGAGGGTAGTGTACAGGAACTTGGTGGTGACTTGGTGTTCCTCAGTCATGATGGTATTAGAACCCTGAGCGCAACAGACCAGTACGGTGATGTAACTCTCGGTGTTATCTCTAGAAAGGTCGACCCATACATTAAAGAGATACTTTTTGCAGTTAGTGGTAATAACTTCTGTAGTACAGTAAGCAGATATAAGAACCAATACAGACTGTTCTACAATGCAAGCAGTGGATCTGGTCTTGGACTGATTGCTACCTACAAACTGGGTTCTAATGGTCAGCTAGGATGGCAGTGGAGTAAGACACAGGATATGGCTCCAAGCTGTATCTCTTCTATCACTAATAACTTCATACCTGATGATGAACAAGAACGAATATATCATGGTGGCTATGACGGTTATGTTTATCGTCATGATGTCGGCAATACATTTGATGGCACTATAATCACCTCCAAGCTGAAACTCAATGAGATTGATTATGGCGATATTGGGTTAAAGAAGACACTCCACTATGTAAGATTGTTTGGTAATGTTGAAGGTGAAATGGGTGATATAGATATGAAGATCACCTATGACTTCGATTCTCAGGAAACCCATCAGCCAGATCAATATCCGATTACAACAATTGACAGTGTTGCCATATATGGGGATGCCATATTCGGTACATCAAAGTTTGGTGGTGTTGCTAGGTTCTCGGAAAGAATACTTGTAGATGGCTCTGGATTCAGCAACTCATTCCTGTTCTCCAGTTACAACAGCAGTGCGCCATATTCAATTAACTCCCTGTATGTAGACTACAGGATAGGAGCAAAACAGTGACAGGCTATACAAGAGCATTTAACAAAACCACTGGTGAGATCATTATTGCAAATGATTTCAATACCGAGTACCAAAGCATTGATGATGCCTTTGATTCATCTACTGGTCATAAGCACGATGGCACTGCAGGTGAAGCGGCCTATGTTCCTTTAATTTCAGACCCTGCAAACAACAATGCAGTAGAGATCGATGAAAGTAATAATGAGATTGATGTATTTGTAGAAGTAGGTGGTGTAAAGACTCAGCAGATCAAAGTAACTGATGGTGCTATACTTCCATTTGTTAACAATGACATTGACCTTGGTAGCCCAACCTTCAAGCTGAAAGATGCTCATTTTGATGGTACAGTTTACGTTGATGGTATTGACATCACTTCAGGTACTGCAACTAGTCTCGTAGCAGATTCTATTCAACTCACTGGTGGTACTGGTTCTCAGGGTACGCTAACTTGGAATGCTCAGGAAGATACTCTTAATCTGGATCAGAATGGCTCTGTACTACAGATTGGACAAGAAGTACACTGGCATGTAAGTAATAACTCCGGTGTTACCATCAACGATGGTGAAGCTGTAATGGCTACAGGTACACTTGGAGCTTCAGGTAAGATCACTGTAGCCAAGATGGTAGGAAGCTCAGCAGCTAATGCCAAGTACCTATTAGGTATCGCTACAGAGACTATCCCAAATGGATCTACTGGTAAGATAACACATTTTGGTAAGGTTAATGATATTAATACATCAGCTTGGTCTGATGGTCAGGTACTCTATGTAAGCACCTCGGTTGTAGGTGGACTTACAGCAACTAAACCTACAAGTGGATTAGCTCAACCAGTAGCCTTTGTTGTTTATAGTCATGCAACTAACGGCATACTGGCAGTACGTGTAGACTCACTTGATGAGAATGCTTTTGCTGCACTGGCCGATAATGAGACTGTAAGTGGTACATGGACTTTCAGTAGTGATCCACTTATCTCCTATGATAATACAACTTCCGGTTTAACAGCAACAGATGTTCACTCTGCTATTGATGAGATCGATGGTAATCTGGATACACACATCACAGACACTACTACTCATGGAACTACGGGTGACATTGTAGGTACTTCTGACTCCCAGACTCTTACTAATAAGACTATAGTAGCAGCAAGCAATACAATCACCACAGCAGCTACAGGTAACCTGACTTCTATAGATTTAAACTCTGCACTGGCAGAACTTCAAACAGACATTGACACAAGAGAACTTCAGGGTGTTGCAGTTGCAATGGCAATCGCATTATCATAAGTAAGGAAAATTAAATGGCTAATACATTCAAGAATTACACATCCCGCAACATCGGCACAAGCCCTGTAACGGTTGGCTCATATACTGTTGGTGCATCAACACAGACCACACTAATCGGACTGACTGCAGCTAACTTACTGACAAGCGCTATAACCGTAGACATCATGCTGAACGATGGTGCTAATGATACTTACATTGTAAAGAACGCACCAATCCCAGCAGGTGGCACACTGGTCGCTGTAGGTGGGGATCAGAAAGTTGTGATGGAAACTGGTGACAGTATCAAGGTAGTCAGTAATACCGCTTCATCATGTGATGTGATTATGAGTCTGTTGGAGATTACCTAAGGGTAACGGGAGCGTAAGCTATGGGAACAATAGGACGTAAACCTAACGATGCTCCGCTAACGTCAGCGGATATTAACGATGGTATTGTCACACCTGATGATTTGAGTGTAGGGCATCCTACTTGGACTACTGATGGTAAGGTTGGGATTGGTACGAGTAGTCCCGCTAATAATTTGCACATAAGAAAAAGTGAATTAGTAGGTTATGCTGCTACTACAACAGGTGGCATGATATTAGAGGACGCTAATTTCGCAGAACTTTATTTAGCTGGGGCGCAGACTTCTAATATCTTATTCGGCGATGCCGCTTCTAATGGGGTTGGTCAATTAACTTATGTCCATGCTGATAATTCTATGCGATTCAGAGTCAACACCGCAGAACGTATGCGTTTAGACTCATCTGGTCATGCCATCATCCCCGCAGGTGTAACACTAGGCACAGCAGCAGGTGTTTATAACGCAGCTAATACCTTGGATGACTATGAGGAGGGGACTTGGACTGCCACTTTATATGATGCCACGGTTGGTGGGAATGCTTCACCTACAACAG